CAGAGGCTGTGGTTGTGGTCTTTTCTGTAGTACTTAAAATATTACCTGGATAGTAAACTGCCATATCTTAACCAATTATTTCATATGAACAAACAGCTTGTAAGTTATTTGCAGATGCAATAACATTTAATGCATCACCTTCTTCTAAGTAAATATTTGCATCTTTAGAAATTGCTATAAGTGATGAGTTAGCAGGAATTGAAATACCAGACGCAACATTATATCTAATAGATGATCTCAATACACCTGCAGTAATACCGATATTGTTTGCAGTATCAGTATTTGTAATAACGAGACTATTAATCTTAACTATAGTACCGCTACCTGATCCATTAGTAACAACGTTTGAAGAAGATAAATTGCTAACGTTTGCTACTGCAGTCTTTCCTGTCACTGTTGTTATAGTTAATAAATTAGGATTTGCCATCTTATCCTCTTCCGAAAAGTAAATTGTATGTATAAATTACTGAAGTATTACTACCTCCACCACCGCCCCCAGCACCAGCTGAACCTGTGTAGCCTACTGCACCATAACCGGTAAGTTGTCTTACTTCTATGTAGTCATTATTAGCTGGTGTAACAACAAACGAAAGTGTTGAACCTGTTATACCATAATGATCTGAAGGTGTGAGAAGAAGACCGTTAAGTGTTACGAGAACAGTTGAGTTACTGTAAGTAGACGTGCTTAGAGTAAATGTATTAGTGGTGCCGTCAGCAGTAAATAGTTCTGAGTTACTTGTAATAGTTGTATTACCGGTTGCAGCTGAACCAGTATAACCTATACTACCTACAGAACCTGTGTAACCAACACCTTGTGATCCTGTATAACCTAAAGAGCCGGTATAACCAGTAGCACCTTGTGAACCAACTGAGCCAGTAAAACCTACAGAACCTGTATAGCCGATATCACCTTTTGATCCAGTATACCCGATATCACCTTTTGATCCAGTATAGCCTGTAGTTCCTTGTGAACCAGTAGAGCCAGTATAGCCAACAGAACCTATAGAACCTGTATACCCAGCAGACCCTGAATAACCAATAGAACCAGTGTAGCCCAGACTACCTTGTGAACCAGTGTAACCTGTGTCACCGATATCACCCGTTCTTGCAAATGTAATGATAATATCAAGAGCATTACTAAATGTATTTGATCCAGATATAAACGAAGTAGGTACACCGAAATAATTAGTATAGTGTGTATGATAACCAGTAATAGCAAATAAAGCAAAATGATCAGTATTTGCTTTTTCTGTTACTGTAAAGTGACCTTTAATTGATGAAGTTGAATCATCAATTGTCTGTAAAAAGTTATATACTGATTGGAAGTTATCTGCATTCTCACTAATGTATAAAGTGTTAGCTTGTGATGCATTTGTATTACTAAATTTTAATCCACCATTACCAGGATCAGAGTTGTCAGTGTTAGCATTAAATGTATAATCAAATGCTGCACCACCGAATGTACCTTGAGGACCTTGTGAACCAGTATAGCCGAGATCACCTTTAGAACCAACAAAACCTACTGAACCGGTAAATCCTAGAGAACCTGTATAACCAGCATCTCCTTTTGATCCAGTATAACCAAATGAACCTGCATAACCAGTAGAGCCGGTAAATCCGGTTGATCCTACACTACCTGTGTATCCTAAATCACCTTTTGATCCTGCATAACCTAAATTACCTTGTGATCCTACATAACCAGCACCTGTAGAACCGGTAAATCCGATTGAACCAGTATAACCAAGTGAACCAGCATAACCAGTAGTACCTTGTGAACCGGTATACCCGCCTGCAGGTCCTTGTGAACCAGTATAACCAATACCACCTGAAACTACTTTTACCTCAATAAAAGAGTTAGCGCCTGGTGCATCGACAAAGTTAATATTAGTATTTGCATCGGTAATGGTATATGAAGTTACAGGAGCTTGTACTATACCGTTAATGCTTATTAATACTGTATTCTGGGTAACTTGATTGGCTAAAGTATAAACCGTGTTACTACCATTACCAGTAAACGTATAGGAATTAATATTTACGTTAGCTGATACGCCAGTAGAACCAGTAAAACCAACAGACCCTGTATAACCTAAACTACCCTGTGATCCATCATAACCTATACCAACAGAACCTGTATAACCTAGAGATCCAGAATATCCTATTGAACCAGTGTAACCAATATCACCTTTTGAACCTGTAAAACCTGTTGTACCTTGCGAACCTGTGTACCCGGTAGTACCTTGTATACCTTGTGAACCAACATAACCAGTGCTACCAATAGATCCAGTATAACCTAAATCACCTTTAGAGCCGGTATATCCAAAAGATCCAACATAACCTGCACTACCAATAGATCCAGTATAACCTGTATCACCGATATCCCCAGTTCTAGCAAATGTTATAACAGTATTAGTACCATTAGTAAACGATGTAACACCGTTTAAATAAGATATTGGTACATTAAAATGATCGGTTTCTTGAATATGTAAACCGGTAATAGCAAACATTGCATAGTTGAGGCTGTTTGCTGCTTCTTTAATAGAGAAATGACCTTTAATAGCTGATGTAGAATCATCTATAGTTTGTAAGAAAGAAAAAGCATTAGCTCCTAATGCATCAATATAATCAATATAGAGTGCATTAGCTTGACTTAAATTTGTATTACTAAAGTTTAAATAACCGTCAGGTGTGGAAGTATGTGTAGTGTTAGTGCTATAATTGTAGTTAAAGGCAGCTCCACCAAACGTACCAGCTGGTCCCTGTGAGCCTGTATAACCTAAATCACCTTTAGAGCCAGTGTAACCAGAAGATCCAGTATAGCCTATATCACCTTTAGATCCGGTATAACCTACATCACCTTTTGATCCAGTATATCCAAATGAGCCTGTAAATCCTATTGATCCTGTATAGCCTAGATCACCTTTAGAACCAGTATAACCTGCTGTACTTGCAGCAAGAAGATTAGATCCTACACCGGTAGATGCAGCAGTAAGATCAATATACGCACCACGATTAGTACCAGCATTTTCAAATATTCTTAATTTATTTTGATAGACATCGATAGTGACACCAGCTGCAAGTGTCGAATTAGTAACAGGTTTTTCGAGATAAATCTCACCACCTTCATCACCATTACTGTAAACTGATTCAAGATTACCATTAACCTTAATACTTACACCATCATATCTTAAACCGTCGCTACCGGTAAGCGTGTTAGATGAATTTTTATAGAGTATTTGATTATTAGAACCTGCACTAGGACCAATACTACCTGTATAACCAAGATCTCCTTTAGATCCGGTAAAGCCTGTACTGCCTTGTGATCCTACAAATCCAGTATCACCTTTAGAACCAGCATAGCCAATAGAACCTGTAAACCCAGTACCACCTATTGAACCTGTATAACCAACCGAGCCTGTATATCCAACTGTAGTAGACCAATATACAGCAGTACCATTAGAAGATAAAACTTGTCCAGCAGTACCTACTGAATTATTTGCAATAATAGATTTGACAGTAAGATTACCAGAAACTCTTGAATTAGTAGTGTTTGCACCGATTTCAAACACAACAGAACCGTTACCGGAATACAAGATTCCGTCGGTCATATTAAGGGCTAATTCGCCAGGATTTGGGAGAGTTGTTGTATTTGCTGCACGCCCAGATACAGCTGTACGCTTAATCTGGATAAGATTATTTGCCATATGGCCCTCTCACAACAGTATATACTGCGTATTAGAAATCAGTGACATCAACAGTTTTTTTAGTCTTAGAGTTAACCTTATCTAAGGCTTTTTGCAACTCTTCAACTTTACTATTTAGCGAAGCTATTTGCTTCTCATAAAAAGTGATCTGAGCTGACAACATGAGGTTGTTTTTTGTCAGCTCAGATACACCGTTTAGTAATTTATCCACGTAAATATTAAAAAATTCAGGTCCCATAATATAACTTTTTTATTTTTTAGAACGAGCCACCGTCTAATGAGCCATAAACTAGAGCGGAACCATTTGATTGAAGAACATAACCCTCTGCACCTAAAGCAAGTTTAGAAAGTGCAGAAGAAGAACTTGCAACCAGAATATCACCAGTGGTGTAAGTTTTATAACCAGTACCACCTTCAGTTGCAGCGAGTGCAGTTGATAGAGTCAATGTATTAGCTGCTAGTGCAACTGCAAGAGTATTAGTTGCAGTGATATTTAAGTTAGTTGCATTGGATGTTAATGCGCCTGAATCAAGGTATGCTTTAAGAGTAGCTTGATGATATGAACCATCACCAGTATCAACGAATGTTGTAGGTGTTACTGTTAATCCATCAAATAACTTATATACACCATCTGATGCATCGCGGAATAGACCGGTATGTTCATGACCACCACCGTTATTATTATAATTACCAAAGAAACCAATATCAAGAAGATCTGTATTGATATTGTTACCAGCAAGTTGAATTAACGGGTCGTTAACAATATAAGATTCAACGTTTGAGTAGACCGCATTACCAGTAATGTGTAAGTCACCACCAATATAAAAGTCGTGGTAAACAGTACCGGTATTAGCAATAAAGTCACTGTTAACAGTTAAGTTATGTACTTCTACAGTATTACCTGTTGCAGTAACATAAGCACCGCTTGATGAACCTAATCTTAATTGAGTAAAATAACCAGTACTATAAACTGCACCTATACCACCAACATCATAAGTGTTAGTTGTAGTAGGAAGTAATGAGCCTATCAAAGTGCCGTTTAAAGTTGTATTGTCTTGTGATGAACTACCAAGTACTACGTTACCGTTTAAAGTAGATGTACCATTTACTGTAATAGATTCAAATGTCTGACCAGCTGTTGCATCAACAAAAAGACCAGAAGTGTTAGAAACAAGTCCTGATCCAGTACCTAATTTAATAGCTACTGTAGGTGTAGAACCTTCACCAGAAGATGTAGACATCATAATACCGTTGCCGGATGTGATGCTTGCTACATAATCACCAGTTGTTTTTGTACCGAGAGCAATACCGTTATCCTTAACACGTATTGCACCACCAGAAAGTTCTAATGTACTATTATCTACATTAGCAGATACACCGCTTGCACCTACTGTAATACCGTCATATGCCTTAACAGTTATAGTAGGAGTTGAACCTTCGCCTGTACCAGTTAGCGTATCAATACCATTACCAGCTGTAATAGTTGCAACATAATCGCCTTCAGTATCAACACCAAGTGTTACACCGTTAGCATTTGTAATAGTAACGTTAAGTGTCGCGTCACCTAAGTTATTAAATGTTACGTTACCAGTTGCATCACCAGAAAGAGTAAGTTTTGGTGAACGGTTAATTGTAGTAACATAGAGATTATCTATAGTGGTATTTGCACCTGTTAAATGCAGATTACCAGAAAGCACTCTTGAGTCTGTATTCTGTACATAAGAGTCGTTAACTGCAGCAGTAGTAGACCAATATGTCTCACCTGCACCGTTAATAGCAAGAACAGCACCAGCTGAACCTGTTGTTCCGTTTGCTGTAATGCTTGTAATAGTTGCATTTGCAACTTTAATTTTATCAATCCAACTTGTACTGTTAGCAACTAGTGCTTGATTTGCAGTTAGTACACCTGGGTTTCTTTCACCAGCAATTGGAAGTACTTGACCGAAATTACCTATGAAAACTACATTACCGGCTGCGGTAAATGCTAATTCACCGTTTGCTAATGACCCTGGTGCGCCGGCTGTTTGCGAACGTTTAATCTGAATTAAATTTGGTGACGCAGCCATTTAGAAATCTCCTCCATCGAGAACTGTATTTGATAATGTTGTATCTGAAACTGATAATGGTAGAACGTAATATTTATCATCTCCGGCTACGTATGTGACAACATGACCGTTTGCTGGAGGGTTAAGAGAAAGATCACCTTCTACTACATCTTCTAGAACATCAAACCTATTGTTTGCCCAATAGACTCCAGAACCATTAGATGTTAATATTTGACCGGAACTGCCGTTAGAACTATTAGCAGTCAAAGGTCCTGTAATTACAATATTGTTGGCAGTTATTTGTTGGGGAACCCATCTGGATCCGTCCCATTTCCAAGGTCTACCCCCGGTAGTTACTATGTCGTTTAAAGACGGGTTAGATGGAAAACTGAGTGCCATATCTTAAATTAAACCATTTTTCTAATATTTATAACATATAGAAACATTAAAATGACACCGCTATCCATACTGTATTGCTTTCATCTCCAATGTTTACACTCAGTATTCCTGTTTCTGTATCAATCCATAAAGTACCAGTTAATGAACTAACCGGTGCTACTGTATTTGCAAGTGCTGTATCACCTTTAGATCCTGTATAACCAGTTGCACCAATATCACCAGTTCTTGCAAAAGTAATAATAACATTAGAGAGATTAGTTAAACTTGTATTACCGCTTAACCAGGAAACTGGTACATCAAAATGATCGCTATGAGTGGTATGGGATCCCATGATAGCAAATAGTGAATATCTTTGACTATCAAACTTATCTCTTACTGAGAAGTGACCTTTTATACCACTTGTACTATCATCAATAGTAGCTAAGAAGTTGTAAGTATTTGTTCCTAGAATATCGATATAATCAATATAAAGAGTGTTAGCTAAACTTAAATCTGTATTACTAAACGAGAAATATCCGTTAGTAGTTTCAGTATGAACTGTATTAGTTGAGTAAACAAACTCAAATGCTGCACCACCAAAACCACCTTGTGATCCAGTAAACCCAGCACCTCTAGAACCTGTGAAACCTAAATTACCAACTGAACCAGTGAACCCTTGTGTACCACCTGATCCAGTAAAACCGGTTAAACCTATATTACCTCTTGAACCGACGTAACCTACATCACCCTGAGATCCTACAAAGCCTGCACCAGTAGAACCAGTGAAACCAATAGAACCTGAGTAACCAAGATCACCAATAGAACCTGTGTAGCCAATCGATCCAGTATAACCTATAGATCCAGAATAACCTAACGATCCAGTATAACCTAGATCACCAATAGAACCAGTGAAGCCTGTATCACCAGTAAAACCTTGAGATCCAACGTAACCAGTGTCACCTTGTGATCCAGTATAACCAAATGAACCAGTATATCCTATATCACCTTGAGAACCTGTATACCCTATATCACCTTTAGATCCAGTATAGCCTAAAGAACCATCATAACCTACAGAACCGGTAAACCCAGCAGAACCAGTATAACCTGCACCACCAGTTGAACCAGTTGAACCAGAATAACCTGTATCACCTATATCACCTTGTCTGGCAATAACAATTTGTGTAATTGTAGAATTTGCAAAGGTGTTAGCGGGACCTGAAAGATACCCTACAGGTATTACACTAGTATTACCAATTGCAGATATAGGATTTACTATAGCATACAGAATAAAGTTCTGTAGGTTAGCACCTTCTTTTAACTGTATATAACCTTTAATACCAGATGTAGATGTGTTAACAAACTGGAATGTAGCTAAATGATATGTTGCAAGAACGTCAACATGAGAGATATACAAATTGCCAGCTACTTGAAGATCTGTATTAGAGAATCTAAAAGTAGAAGTTCCTACATCTGCAAGCTCGGTATTAGCAACATATTGGTACACCATACTGGTACCACCAAAGCTACCAGGGTCACCTTTAGATCCAACATAACCTGCACCAGTCGATCCAACATAACCAATAGAACCTGTATAACCTAATGATCCGGAGTAGCCAATATCACCACGTGAACCATCATAACCAGTATCACCTTTTGATCCTGTGTAACCTATTGAACCGGTATAACCTAGATCACCGTATGATCCTGTATAACCTTCAATACCTTGGGACCCGGTATAACCTATATCACCTTGTGATCCAACATACCCTGTATCACCCTGTGATCCATCATAACCAGCACCTGTTGAACCTGTATAACCAATACTACCTTGTGAACCATCATAACCGTTAGATCCAACGTAACCAGTATCACCTTTCGATCCAGTAAAACCTATAGAACCGGTAAAACCAATAGAACCAGCATAACCTTCTGAACCAGTATAGCCTATAGAACCAGTATAACCTAATGGACCTAGGTTACCCTGTGATCCAGTAAAACCAAACGAACCTATAAACCCAGTATCACCTCTTGAACCAGCAAACCCAATATCACCTTTAGATCCTACAAATCCTGTATCGCCTTTAGAGCCGGTAAAGCCTATAGATCCTACAAATCCAGTATCACCTTTAGATCCTACAAACCCTGTGTCACCTTTTGATCCAGTAAATCCTATGGAACCAGTAAACCCTATATCACCCTTAGAGCCGGTAAAACCTATTGAACCAGTAAACCCTACTGAGCCAGTAAAACCAATAGAACCAGTAAAGCCAATTGAACCAGTATAACCAACAGAGCCAGTAAAACCAACAGATCCTGTAAATCCTATTGAGCCGGTATAACCGATTGAACCAGTGTATCCAATTGAACCAGTGTATCCGATTGAACCAGTAAATCCTACTGAGCCAGCATACCCGGTATCACCTTTTGATCCTGTAAAACCAGTGTCACCTCTATCACCAGTTCTTGCAAAAGTGATATTAATATTTGCATTATTGGTAAAACTATTAGAACCAGAAACATAAGATACTGGTACTGTAAAGAAGTTAGGTGTAAAGCTATGATAACCGACAATATTAAAGATAGAAGAAATATCAGTATTAGCAACATCAGTTATAGTAAACTGACCTTTAATTGCTGATGTCGAGTCATCTATTGTTTGTAGAAATGCATATGCAGAATCAAAAAATTCATCATTCTCATTAATATACATTGTAGTAATAGATGAGAAAGATGTATTATTAAATTTAAAATTACCATTACCAGGATCAGTATTTGCAGTATCAGTAAGATAATGATAACTAAACGATGCACCACCAAAGTTACCAGTATCACCTTTTGATCCAGTATAACCTATTGAACCAGTATAACCTAAATCACCTTTAGAGCCGGTATAGCCCATTGAGCCTTCATAACCGGTTGCACCTCTAGAACCTTGATAACCTAAAGGACCCTGATCACCAGTAGAACCAACGTAACCAGTAGGAGCTAATACTATACCAAAATATCTTACTTCAATCTCTGCATTAAGAGGAGGTGCAGATGAAAGATTTAAAGTGTAAGCAGATGTGGTGTAATCTACTTCCGGTGTTTCTAATATACCATTAACAAACACAAATATATGTGATGCATTAGATGTGTAGTCGGATAAGGTATATTGAGTGTTACTTCCGTTGCTTATAAATCTAGAAGTTTTATATGGGAAGCCTGCACCACCTATTGATCCAGTAAAACCTATTGATCCAGTATAGCCTAAGTCACCTTGTGAACCTGTATAGCCGTCTTGCCCACCAGACGGTCCCTGTAAACCAGTAGCACCTACTGAACCTTGAAAACCTACTGAGCCTTGATAACCTTCAGAACCTCTATAACCAGCTGATCCTTGAAAGCCTGCTGAACCTTGGAAACCAACTGTACCTTGTGCAATATCAAAGTATCTAACTTCAATATCTGAACCTACTTCAGGTGCATTTGCTAATGAAAGTGTAGTACCAGAAACTGTATAGTCATTTGTAGGTATTAAAGTAAGACCGTTGACTATAACTAATATTTGAATAGGTGAGTCGGGAGTTTCAGAAAGAGTGAATTGAGTGTTACTACCATTACCAGTATATACACTATTTCTAGATGGCTTACCTATACCACCAGTAGAACCAGAATAGCCGATAGAACCTGTGAAACCTATACTACCTGCATAACCTTGTGATCCACCAGGTGCACCTGCTGAACCTTGATAACCAGCTGAACCAATAGAACCTGTGAAACCAGTAGAACCTATATAACCTGTCGAACCTGCTGAACCTTGGAAACCAGCAGAACCTTGATAACCAGTTTCATTGTCTAGTTCAATATATCTAACTTCAATATCAGAACTAGCATAAGGAGTAATGACAAGATTAAGATTAGTGGAATTAACAGTATAATCCACATCTGGCACTTGAACCAGACCATTTATCGAAACTAATATACTATTTGCTTGATTTACTGCGCGATCTAATATAAAATTATTAGCAGTACCGTTAGCAGACAGTGTCTGACTGTAAAAAGTAAGTGCCATCTATTACCTATAAATAAAAGTATCCTTGATATTTATGTTTTGTTATGAGGTTATTATGAAATACCCAACTATTGCTTTTCTTGATTTGATTGGTCTTGTCTATGATGGCACTACGCTATCAAAAAGAGGACTTGGCGGTTCTGAATCAGCGGTAATCCTTATCTCTAAAGAACTTGCAAAATTAGGGTTCAACGTCACAGTATTCAATGCTTGTCAAGAAGATGATAGCATACCAGGTATTTATGATGGTGTAACTTATAGGCCTATAACCAGCCTCAATCAAAACGATAAGTTTGACGTTGTTATATCATCAAGAACAGTAGTGCCTTTTGTACCTGATCACTACTATGATGCATACAGTAATGCAACCAGACATCATCCATCACTTTTTAAAACAATTAGAGATAATGCAAAGCTTAAAATCATGTGGATGCATGATACTTTTGCAAACGGAGATCTTAATTTAGAAGATCTCATTGTGAATGGTTATATTGATAATATTTTTACTCTTTCTGATTTCCATACCGCTTATGTTACAAACTGCCATCACGGTAAAAGACGTAATTTTGAGGTGTTAAAGAATAAAGTATTTCAAACTAGAAATGCAGTTGTTCAATATATTGATGAAGTTGATATCTCTAAAAAAGATAGAGATCTTTTTGTTTATAATGCATCAGTAACAAAGGGTATGCTACCACTTATTGATAGAATCTGGCCAAGAATTAAACAATATATTCCTCAGGCAAAATTAAAAATTGTTGGTGGTTACTATAAATTTAGAGATGATTCACCTTTGGATGCTCAAGGTGAAACTCTTATGAAGCTTGTTAAAGAACAAAAATATAAAGATCTTGATATTGAGTTTACGGGTATTATTACTCAAAAAGAAATAGCTGAATTACTTTCTAAAGCTTATATGTTTCTATTTCCTGGAGCATTCCCAGAAACATTTGGTATCTCTACTCTAGAATCACTTACCTATAATACACCATTGGTTGCAACACGATTTGGTGCATTAGAAGAAACTGCAATTGATCTTGCATCATACTTTATTGATTATGCAATTGAACCTAATAGTTTGTTTCAAGAAATTAATATTGATCAACAGGTAGAAAAATTTGTTGAGAAGGTTATCAGAGCATACAAAGATCCATACTTACATCAACAAAAACAATACTACTGCAATATTATTAAAGATATACATACATGGGATACAGTTGCATTACAATGGAAGCAATTCTTCTTAAAGATGTTTGGTCTTTATATGCCAGTTGATGAATACCGTAAAGTAACTTATATTAACAATAAAGTTCATAGAGTTTACGGTAGACGTTTTAGTAATCAGGTAGAATGGTCAAGCTATAAGAGATCAGAAGAACAACCGATTGCAGTTATAACACCTCTCTATAATGCAAAAGACTATATTAAGCGCTGTATAGAATCAGTAGTTGCTCAGGACTATGATAGTTGGGCAATGTATTTAATTGACGATTGCAGCACAGATAACTCAGTAGAAGTTATTGAAAACTATGTTAATTCATTACCTAACGATATTAAATCTAAAATAGTAAAAATTTATAATAAAGAAAATTACGGTGCACCGTTTAATCAGATATCTACTATTAAACAGTTCGTAGAAGGTGATGATACTATTGTTATGTTATTGGATGGGGATGATGCACTGTTTAATAATCCTAACATTTTTAATTATTATAATAATCTATTTGCAGATAACAAAACAGATTATGCATACGGTTCTTGCTGGTCAGAAGCAGACGATATCCCTCTTATTGCTCAACCATATCCTAAAGCAGTAAGAGAAGCAAAGGCTTATCGTGATCATAAATTTAATTGGGGAATGCCATATCTACATTTGAGAGTATGGAAACGCAAGCTTCTTAATAATGTACCTGATAGTGTGTTTACAGATGATAAAGGCAATTGGTATAAAGCAGGTGGTGATAATGCAACATTCTACAATATTCTAGAACAAGCTGATCCTAACAAAGTAGTTGCAGTTCAAGAAATATTTTACGTTTATAATGATAAAAATCCAATTAACGATTATAAAGTAAATGGTGAATTGCAAAATCAAAATGCTAGTAAAATTGCAGGTAATAAAACAAAGATATCAGAGGTTCCTATACCAGTTCCATTAGTTAAAGCAAAAGAGACAGTAGTGAGAAATGTTATGAAAAAAAGAATATTGATTGGTATACCAACAGCAAAAAACATTGAACCATCAACATTTAAATCTATCTACGATCTAGAAATACCAGAAGGGTATGATGTTGACTTTCAATATTTTTATGGATATAATGTAGATCAGGTTCGCAATCTAATTGCCGATTGGGTTACTAAGACACCCTATGATTATCTTTTCTCAGTAGATTATGATATTTCTTTTGCACCCGATACTCTTAAGAAACTTCTTTCTCATGATAAAGATGTTGTCACAGGAATTTATAGACAGAGGATACCTGATAGACAAACACTAGAGATTTTTGAAGGTAATGAGAGAGGTGGTTATACCCATATTGAATGGAATAAAATTAAAGGTAAAGGTTTAGTAGAGATTGGTGCATGTGGGTTTGGATGTGTATTAGTAAAGAGAGAAGTGTTTGCTGAGATTGGCTACCCGCAGTTTGTATATAAATCTGCAATTAACCATAACGATACTTTCTCAGAAGATCTATACTTTGCTAAAATGGCATCTCAAAAAGGATTTAAATTATATGCAGATACATCTATTATCTGCGACCATACTGGATCTTATGTGTTTAGAGTTCAGTAATTATTTACTGGAGGTGCTACTCTAGGAGTGGTAGGTGATGTACCTAGGAGATCTGTTTCCTGATTTTTAAGAACAGAAACAGTCTCTATAATATAACCTTTTAATTTAACTATTATAGTTGATTCTACAGGAGCTGATCTTGCTACTGTAATAAGTGAATCACCGGATTTTCTTATTACTATAGTGCTATCACGCATTAACGAGTAACCTGAGGTGATACAGTAATAGTACCTTCTAATATTCTAGATACAACATTATTAGAAGATAACTCTAGATCATAAACATATCTTGTTGATGTTAGATTAGCAGTTACTGTAGAATTCATAGTCAATGATACTAAGCCAGATGCACCTGTAATTGCAACATTCATAGTATTGTATGTTGTAGAAGTGTATGTTTTTCTAATTTGACAATTACCAGTATAACCGCTAATATCGATAGCAGTGCCGTTAGCATCTATTAAGTATACATTATAAAGAAAATTGGCACCCTGGTCAACAGTTAGATTACTTTTTATTGCCATTCGTTGACCTTATATGGGTTCTTTAATCTTTCAATTTCAGCTTTAAGTTCTTTAATTGCTTCAATTAAAAGAGGTACTATTTTTTCGTATTGTACTGCTTTATAACCAGTTACTTTAGTTCCTACAGCTTCAGGTAATACACTTTCAATTTCTTGTGCAATTACACCAGCATCATGCTTGCGAACAAAGTAACCATCCTCACCACCTTGTTCAGCAATATAATCGTCAGTCCAATCAAACGTTACACCGTTGATAGCTTGAACTTTAGATAGTGCATCAGTAATAACAGCTACATTTTCTTTTAATCTTTGATCTGATGTCTTATAAGCAATAACGTTATCTTGTGCCCAGATCTGACCATCTGATGGTGTTCCAGCTGCAACACCAGAACCTACTTTAAGTGTTCTAGTAGAGAAGTTAACAGAAGTGTTACCGTTGAGAGATAAGAATTTTAAATTACCATTACCATCAGTACTGAGATAATCTTCATTAGCACCATCTGCTGCTGGTAAAGTTAATTGTAGAGTAGATACACCGCTATTTGCTTTTAGTATTTGATATCTACTTGGATTAGTTTGATCTACTATTTTTATAAAGCCAACACTGTTAGCACCTGCACGAGCATTAATTATACCGTCTGTATAAATGACATTTGCAGAATAGAGACCGTTTAAGAAATAGTTATTAGCACCTTCAAAATCTGTGTTTGAATAGAATACTACTGTATTGTCAGTAAATTTAGCAGGACCTTTTACCCAGATGCCTAGATCAAAATAATTATTTGCACCATAGAAAGCGACATTACCGTTAAAATCAGTATTAGTACTTTGTCCACTTACGCTTAAAAAGTCAGTGTAAATGTTCTTTACATATAATGTGGTAGATGTAAGTTTAGAATTCTGTACTAAAGTGCCTGATGGGTTATCATATACTTCTAAACCATTTCTAGTTATAAAGACATTAGCCTGATTATCACCGACAACATGAGTATTTGTTGTCCAAGACATTAATGCATTTGACTGATCAGTATAAATGTAGTCTTTATCAATGAGTGTATTACCGTCAGTTATTGTAACACTATTAGATACAAAAACATCTTTTGTATGTACATTAGAACCTGTTACAGTTGAATCACCTATTGTCATAGATGTTAAAGTATAAGAAGCAACACCGCTCAATACTAGGCCAGCAGATGTTAGTACTGCATTAGTAGAGCTGGTAGTTCTTATTACTAGAGACGTAGCGTTAATATAAGAATTAGATGTATCAGTTCCTAAGAATACTGAACCACTGTTACTTGTAATTAAATTATTTGAAGTAAAATCACCAGTAATGGCAGCACTTCCAACAGAAGTGTTAGAGTTAACAGTTACTACACTATTTGACATAGCAGTAGCTAGTATATTTGTTTTAGTTATCCACTGGCCAAAAGAATCTGTAGTGGTATTAACGTTTGATACTAAAACTGTCATTTACTTTCTTTCTACAATTGCCTTCAATAATAATTTAATATCATTAATATCAGATTTTAAATTATTTAAGTCTTCTTTTATAGTATTTATTTCGTCTATCTTTTTTTGATTCTCTAATCTTAAGTTTCTAGCTTCACGGTAAGCCTGTCTCTCTTTATCATTTATGTTAATTATAACACCTGGATTACCTGGATGTGTTTTGTAATTATCTGTATCAAAATTATTCATTTTACATCTGCAATGCTACTGCTCTAATATCACGCATAGTTGGAATAACAACTGGGTTATTAGTTGTTAAAACTACTTTAAGAGCAAACTTTGTATAACGAAGATGCTGATTACCTAGAGAATCACTGTAAGTAATTGTACCGTAAGGATCAAAAGCAATATTAGTATTATTATTTGCAAATGCTGTCTGAGGATAAGCATTTGAAGTAGGAAGAACATAAACATATTCTCTGTAGTCTTTATCTGCTTCATTCTTTGCAGGTGCACTGTATGTAGAACCTAAGCTGATACCTTTAGAATTATCAAAGCTTAGTTTTGTCCATTGCTTATTATCAAATGGCTCTGAATCAGTAATATCATTTAAGAATTTACCATAAACTGATATATCTGTACCTACTGGACGATAACCAGTTACATACACTCTTATATCTTCAGATTCATTATTAAGTGCTACAATTTTTGAAATATATCTAGTTTGTGCACTACCATATCTAGTATGCTCATTTGTTTCATCGTTATTAACTTTATTTTTAATAAAATTAAATGTTCTTGTACCTAAGTCAATAACAGGTGAGAGATACTGTGAGCTAGTAATCAGATTAACTTCAAATGTAGCAGTTCCGTTGGCTCCATATGAACCTCCAGCAACTTCATTAGAATAGCTTCTAATAACTCTTTCATAATCTGTATAATCTAAAAGTCTTTCATTAACAGTTTCTACTGGAGTACCATCTTTAGCAAAAGAATATACGCTGTTAGATGTGCCAAAGAAACGCTGTGTAATCTCTGTACCTGCAGGTTCAAATAATGAAAATTTAGGAACAAAACCGTGATAGGTAGGATTATCTATAGTTAAGATTTCAGCATTAGCAATTAAATATGTTGTTGTTATATTAGTAACTGCAGTATTAGGTGGTCTAAAGAATCTTAAATTCTTACGTGTAGTGGTGTTAAATAGACCGTTAGAATCTTCTAAGAAAAACACACCAGTAACTTCATCAACTGTCTTAACTGTAGCTTTAGGAAATTGAGAACTGTCAGTTAAAAATTGAGTTAAATTAGTAGCATTTGCAGTATAAACTACATCACCAGGTTGAATAGGAACACCAGAATTAATTCTATAAAGGTTAGTTAAAGATAGATACTCTTCTTTAGCATTTCTAAACACAGCAGTACCTGAAGTATACTTAAACTTAGCTCTATACATGTTAAATTTAAGATCTTGAGATTGATATGGTGTCCAAGATGTACCATCAGATGATGCATATACAATACCAGAGAATGGTTGTTTAGTAATACTTAGATTGGTAATTTTATCTTTACCACCTACTTCTGACAACCAGATTTCATAATCAGGATTGTTACCTTCTGGAACTAACCAGAAGAAGTATGTTTTTTCAGATTGTAGAAGAATTGGTTCTTTAAATTCAAATATAGTTTCACTACTAGAATCTTCACTAACAGATACTTGTGATGAAAGTAGGAAAGTTGAACCTAAAGTTTTACTAATATCAGGAACACCTGCTGTAGTTTCACAAACCTTACACCATACACCTAATGTACCATGTTTCTTTTTAAAATGAACACCAAGCTGTGAAAGGTAAATACCACCAATACCATCTTGTGATGTATTTGGTATATTAAATGTCTGTCCTACAGGATCAGTACTAGGTCTGTCATTACCACGCGGCTCTGGTGGTGGAGGTACAACAGCATAGCTAGTGTTAGTTTCTTTTGTTATAACTGTAGTAGTTGTTGTAACTGAAGTAGGAGTGAATGTAGGTTCTAATATATTGAAGGAAAGATTTTGTTTTGAAACTGAAAGTGAACTACCTGTGTAGGTAGCTTCAGCTGATGTAATAACTGCGCTAGTAGCTGCAAGATCATCTATATTAGTTAATAAAAATGTTCTTTCACCGCTTCTAAAAGTATTAGCAGGTATATAGAATAATACTGCAATATTACCTAGACTATCGGTTACTAATGGAGAACCTAAAGCACCGTTAAAATCAAAAATATTTGCTTCATTACCTGCAGCAACAGATGTTATTTTAGAAGGATCTAAGTAACCATTAGTAGCATATTGTGCTTTAACCGTAGCTGGTCTGCAATAACTGCTAACACTCTTAGTATCAAACCATGGATAAACTCTACAATTTGGTCTTAATCCTGTTGCCCATACCGCTACTGTTCTTGCTCTTAGATATGGTAGAGAAGAAACGTCTTTAACAAATTCACCTAAATTTTGTTTAAGAGTATTAGTTTGTACTTTAATATCTGATACAGTAGTATCTACCTTAGTAGCATATGTGGTAGTAGTAGTTGTTTTTCTTAAACCATTATTGGTACTAGAACTTCTACTTTTATCAATTTCTTCTGGGTTACCTTGAATAGTAGAAATATCTTTAAATTTACCTAATGCTTGAAGTTCATTAAAAGAACTAGCTAAGTCTATAGTAATTACTTGCGGTGAAGAGTATGTAGTATCATTTCCGCTATCATACTCAGGAAATAAAATTAGATTACCTTTAAATGTGTAAAAGCTTTCTGTGCAATTTCTATATGTAGTAGCGTATGGGTTGCAAACAACCTTTTCATTATCAAAATCTAACATTAACAATCTACCAGCAATTTTAATTTTGCTGCTGTTATTAGTTTCTATGTCAAACTTATGATACAATTCATCAAAATTAGGGCGTGCAATTGATTTAGAAGAATCAACTGCAAGATTAAATTCAATATCATTTGATCTAGCAATAGAATCGTCATTTAGAGGGTCAGCAAAAATACCATCTTTAAAACGTTCTATTTGACCTGTAGAGTCTCTAATAGAAAGAGTCTTTGCATCTAAAGCAAGAGCATTCAATACAGTATAGTATTCAATCTTAGAAATTCTATCTTCAAGAGCACCTATGTCTTTCATAGTGTACCCTTTAGTGCTCTTAGCTAGATTTACTTTTACTGCTAAATCTTTTCTATTATAACCCATTTATTATTCCGCTTCTGAAAATGTTAGTGAAGGATAAGGTGGAACAACAATATCCGCAATCTTAATTCCTGAATTATTTATTGAAGGTGGTTTAGGACTATTAGATGGTATACCTTGTTTTACTACCGCCACATCGTCTTTTGTAATAATAATAGAATCGATTCTTGGAAGATAATTTTCTACATTGTATGTAAATTGTGAATCAGGTTCTATTGATAAACCACCTACCGCTGGATTACCATAATAAATTGTACTAAAGTTGTTAGCAGGATTAACTGTGAAGTAACCAAAAGTACTGTTACCTGGATTCATCAATGCAGTATTTGCAAACACAGGTCTTAGATCTATACAGTTTCTAAGATCGTAAGTTTCACCAGTTTCACCGTAGTATATTGGAATTTCAGCAGTAGCTATTGCATTAGCATTTGTAGTAGGATTAGCATCGTCTATATTATACGAGTCTCTTGAGAAGAAGCCTGCTTTAGATGATGTTATATTTGCTTGGAATGCGTTAAGACTTACAAACAATCTAGAAGATGAACTTAGATAGCTTTTAAACGCAGGTTTAACATAAAGTTGACCATGTTGATAAGCACTATCTCTCTGTCCTGAATCAAGAGTAAACCAGGATGTTCTATCTTGTGCACCACCAGCAGTTGTACTCCATAGAGAACCAACATATACTTTATTGATTTTATAGACGTCAGGTATACCTAATCCCCATGGGCCTGCTGAACCAGCTGAATGGGATGCGCAATTTATAGCAACATAAACTTCTTTTTTAACTGACTTTTCTATAGGATTAGAAGGTGTTCTGGTTATTGGTATTTGAGCTGCAAGTGAGTAAGTAGCTGCAGTATTCGGATCTATAGAAAGTGTAACTGTTGCAGTTAATCTGTCAGCCGAAATTGTAATAGTATTACCTGAACCAGTAAAGTCAACTGGTGTACCTCTCTTATAGAATAGAGAAATATTAGCAACTGCACCAGCTGCAGGAGAAATTGCCTGTGTATTAGGTGTAACAGTTATGCTGTTAGCACTATTAACAGCAGTAACCGTGTTATAAGAAGAACCACCTGGATATTGAATGAATACACCAGAACCTACTCTAAGTTTTGTATCTAGAGAAACAGCAGCACTACTGAATGTTACGTTACTATGTGTAGCATTTGAATAGCTAGTAACACCTTCTATTAATCTTCCACCCTGTGCAATTTCATTTGTCCAAGTATTAGATGCAAAGTATACAGTAGGTATTAATTCGTTTGCACTTGAAAGAGTTCCAGTACCGTAGTAATATTTGTCTGGTCCTGGTAGTGTAAATGCTGCAATACCTTGACCGCCTGATCTTGTTATAGCCTGTGTTTGTGTAGTTCTGTAAGTGAAAGTAGTAGAATTTACACCGGTATTATTAGTTAATCTCTTTACACCATCATACCCAGTATAATAAACTAATTTTTTATTGTATACATCTTGAGGTGTAATTTGATTTTGACCGTTAGCTACTATATCGCCATACACCTTACCGTATACACCATCAATGTAAATGCTCTTAGCATTAACACTCATATTTGATACTACACCAGCTTTTGGACGGTAGTTAAAGAAGTATACTCTATATTCTGCATTAGGAGTGCCAGGATTACCACTACCTGAGCCTGTATTATACATTACTGCTCTAATATTAACGTTAGCAATAGCTACACCTGAAGTAGGTGCACCTGCATAACTTTGATTATTAGAAAGTGAATTTAGGTTAGCACTGTAAATAGTAGCTTCTACAGTATTAGCAATATCAATAATACCAGAGAAATTTCTTACTGCAAAGTAATTACCATAGTTAAAAGTTACTGCTTGTGAATTAGCAGATTCTGTAGTAATGCCTCTATCAGCAGCCATTTTACGATTCATACTACCACCTTGTCTAGGCACTCTATATCCATCGATATAAGCAGCACCAGATGAGATAGTATAGTACATCTGTTGTGTGTTTGAATCGTGAGTAGTCACATCAATGTTAAAAGGCTTAAAAACATAATTACCAGATTCTTCAAAAGTTCTATCAGCAAGTAGTTTAGTAATTTGATCACTATACTCTGGTAAAGCTAGATTTTCTACTGTTTGACCCTTGTCATTATCAAAAGTCAAAACTGGTAAGAAACTATCAGGTACTGTAATCTGTGTATTTGCTGAATCGTAATAAATTGGTTCTGGAACTAACTTTAATCTATGGGCACCTGGTGCACTAAAGTTAGGAGCTCCTATAGAATTATCATAGAGTGATTCATCTTCTTCTGGCTTAACAATAAATTCTTTAGTATTAAACCCTACCTTAATACCTGCAGCATTAGATGAATGTTCTTTGATAATAAAGTTAGCTTCTGTTGTATTTAAGAAGAAACCTTTTTGGTAGATAATACCTGGGTTAATATGAATACCGTATCCAACACCAAGAGCGTTTACAGTGCTATTAGAAGTGATAGTCTGAATATAACCTAGTCTATAAGTAGAACTTAGATTACCTAGTTTATCTTGTTGATAACTATAAACATCTACTTGTTCATTAGATCTAAACTTATCATACTGCACACCACCAGTATTACCTGAAGTGATATATCTTACATATGCTCTATTAGTATCTTGACTTCCTAAATCAACTACTGACTCTGCTCCAGAAACAGCTTGGAAAAGAACAGCTCTTACACCTGTGGTATTAGAAACGAAAAGATAGTTATTGCTTCTTGCAGTAGCAGTGTTTGCAAGATCTTCACTACCTACAGTTAAAATACCAAAATCCAACGTAGATGTATTACTATCTTTAAATTTTATTTGATCTATATTAGGATATCTTACAAACCCGCAACCTTCAATAATAGTACCATCTTTATAAACACTGTTACCAAAGCGAGAAATTTGCTTTTGTAAAATAGTTTGTAATTGTGTTAATTCTCTTGCTTGTACAGCGGTAGCTGGACGAAAGAGAATACGATAGTACTGTTTAGCCTCACTATAGTCATCATAGTAAGGAGATACGTTGAAATTAGTTTGCAGTTCAACCATAGAATTACCTTAAAATCTAAAATATAATTTTACTTCTTCTGTTGCAATACCATCTCTATTAATCGGCTCTATATTGTTGTAATAGAATATTTCGCCAGTAAAAGAAACTAAATCTTTATTATTTATAGAGGAAATTACAGCAGTTTTACCTGTATCGATAGATTGAACAGTTTCACCAGGTATAAATGTGCCTAGTTGATCTTTAATATAAAGATGTGTATCATTAGAATAAAGAGCTGTAGCAGTACCTAATCTTCCTAATCCTAATAGAGAGTCTCCAGCATTTATATCACCAGTTTTACTTCCTGTAGCGATAACAAAGTTTGTCATCTGATTGAAAGTAGATTCTTGAAACGGTGTAAGATTAGCTGATGCTTTAGGATTATAAAGTAATGCAACCTGTCTATATTTTGCCCATTGTGGGAAATTATCTAAACCAGAAGTTTTAACTGATATACCTAACGTATCGCTTCCTAATTCAGATGCCTGGTCTGAACCATGTCCACCAGGAGGTGAAATAATTGCATAAGCAGTAGCATTACCACCAAAATAAGTATTTGATTCTATAGAAATGTCGGCATAAGAGTAGTTTAAACCTCTATCGATAATTTCTATAGAAGTAATCTTACTTGATGCTGCATTAACATGAGCGATTGCTTTTGCATTAATACCATCACCATTAAATCTTACGTATGGTCCAATATAATATAGTGAGGTAGAATCTAAGAATGGAATGCTCTTATCAGTAGTAATGTATCTTCCAAAACTGTTAGCAACATAACTTGTAATTAGTGAATAACTTCCAGCACCGTTACCTGAATAAATGTAAATAGCTGAATTAGTATAAGCACCAGATATATTTAATGATGTATTGTTTGCAATAATAAATTCGTTATTGCTTAAAATTGAAACAAACGAACCGTTAGATGAGGTATAATTATTACCACCATTATTTACTATTGCAACATGTAGTGCACCTGGTTCTGCAAACTGTCTAACAGATTGACTTTCAACTACTGGTACGTATGTGTCTGTTGTAAATCTTGTATTGTTTACACTGTTAATAGTAAACATAAATTTCCATTTATAACCATCAGCAGTATCAAAGTCACCGTTATTAACAGTAAGGTCAGGCTCAACTGTAGAAGGAGCACCGTAGTTATTAAACAGACATTTATAAACTCTATTCTTACTTGTAACCACATAGAAATCTTTTGTAAAAAGATCTTTATCTAAATGTGAATAGTAGTCATAAACTGTACCTGATGTCCAGGTTTTCTTTTTAAAGATGTAAGCAAAATTTGTAGTAGCATCCAATCTCTTACCAAATAGCATTTCACGGTTTACATCATAATATGATTCTTTGATAGACGTGTTAGGAATTGGAGGATTATTATCATCAGGCCATTCAAAAAACTTGCCAAACGTAATGTAATAGTTAGAATCATTACTAGCTGCGTCAGTAATTAATTCTTCTATAAATTTATTTTTAATATTTTGATTGAAAATACCTGTCATCAGATGGCCGTTATGAAGTTGTTACATTATCATATATTATGGTTGGTTTTACAATTGTGCTGTCTATAATAACAGGACGACCAAAAACCTCGTTTCCTACTGGATGCATTACTTGTTTTAGAACACTAATATATTTATCAAGAGATTTCTCAATTAGAATTTCATATGAGAAATTCTGATAATAGAAACTATCAGTGAGATATTGATCAGAGTTTAAGAAACCAGTAGTATCAATCCATTCACCTTCTTCTGCTCCTACTGCACCTATGTTAATAATAAGATTAGCAGAAAGCTGATTATTAGCATCATTAATAAAGACTAATTCTTCACCTTGAGTGTTATAACCTTTGCCTGAATTATAAAGTCTAACTGTATCTACTACACCGTTACCGGTAACCAATGTACCTGTAATTAAAGCATTAT